CAGAATATCTTGATGGTATCGCAAAACTGACATTCTAATCTAACGGGAGGCAATCATGTATATCACGTATGAAGAATACGCAGAATTAAATACAGCATCGAAAACAGTCACGGAGGACGACTTTGAAGCGCTTGAACGCAAAGCGGAGCGCTATTTAGACAGACTCACATTGACCGTGGACAACGTGAAGAAATTACAGATTGCCTTCCCGACTGACGAATCCGATATCCTGACAATCAAGGAATGTATAGTTGAGTTAATGAACGCAATCCACGACATCGAAACGGCGGCGGATTTAACCAGCCAAGCCGTTCAGAGCGGGCGGAGCGGGATTATTGCATCAGCGTCGAGCGGTTCCGAATCAATCTCTTACGTGACGAACGCGGACGTGTTAGCGGCGTCTATGGACCCGAACGCAAAAACGACTTACTTATTCAAAATCATTCGCACATACTTAGACGGCGTACAGGATAGCAACGGCGTGAATTTACTGTATGGAGGGCGTTACCCATGTATATTGACACGATAACACTGTTTTGCTTACACGACAGTACATGGCGCGCGACACGGATTGACAAGGTGGACTTGAATACAGACCGCAGTGCTATCATTGCGCGGCTGGGAGAGAACAGCAAGGACAGGGCGAAGCTACACATCGCGTACAATCCGAACACGTTGGAGGTTGCGGACGGCATCGTTGCGGTAAAGCCACGGGAATATAGCGGAGCTGAGGGGACGATTACTTTGGCAAGCGGAGACAACTTTTCCTTTTTCTTGAATGGAGAATGGAACGGGGAAGCAACGATTGACGATAATGATTATCCGCAAGGCTTTTATAACTATATGAACGAGACGCACGACGTGTATGCGATATCGTCTGTGGCAAAATACAGCGTGATACCGCACTTTGAGGTAATGGCGAAATGATTCAATCGGGCTTATCTAAAAAGACGCTGGACAGCCAGCTAAGGTATCGAATCTTAGCGAATATGCCAAAGGCGCAGTATATGGTTGATACTCAGGTCGTAAATGACATGATTCCATATATGCCAATGGTAACGGGTACGTTCATAAATACCGTTCGTATGCGGAACGCGTCGCTGGCTGGAAGCGGCACAGTTTGCGCCGCAACTGGCGTTATGGGACGGTTCCTGTATTACGGTAAAAAGATGGTTGATTCAGAAACGGGAAAAGGTCCGCGTCCGATTCGGTTAGCTGGTGGAGAAATCATTTTCCGTTACCAATTAGGCGCGAAGCTGATACCAACAGAATTACCACTTAGCTATAACACTGCCGCAAATCCGATGGCGGGTCCGTTATGGTTCGACAGAGCAAAGGAACAGTGTTATGACAACTGGTGCAAAACAGCAAAGGGAGCATTGATAAATGGCGGATAAAAAAATCGAATACGACGTTGAGGGGTACGACATTCTTACAACGGCGTTAATGGACTTACTTAATGATTATCCAGCGCTTAGCGAAGGGGAGACGATTAAGTTTAATACATTAAATGAGAATAGCGGCAAGGCAATGTTTCCCGTGTCAGGCAGTATCATAGAGCGGAAAAACCGCGACATATTAGGACGCACAACGGAGATATGTAACTACCCGTTCTACGTGATATGTAGGTACGGACACCTGAACGAATCCCGCAAAGTCAACATGAAAGAATGGCTTGATAATTTAGGCAGATGGTTAGAAAAGCAGACTATCAAAGTGGGAGACGTGGAGCATACTTTAATCGACTATCCGTATTTGACGGGAAATCGGGAAATTATCGAAATTAGGCGGACGACGCCAGCGACGTTGAACGCTATAAATGACAACAATACAGAAGATTGGGCTATCACAATTACAGCCCGATATAGAAATCAATACTAAAGGAGCAATACGATGGCAGATATGACTTTTAATACCGATGCGGGAAAAACCATTGACCGCGAAATGCTCATTGCTTATCTGAACACTGGAACCGTGGCGGAGCCTATTTGGAGTCCGTTGGGCGCACGTGTTACCGATTCCTCAGAAGAATTCGACTGGAGTGAGGAATCCAGCACAGATATCTTAGGCGTACAGCACAGCTTACTGAAAAAGCCTGTTATTACTCAGAGCTTTGACCCGTTGGAGCTTGACGGCGGAGACGCGGCAATCGTTAAGGTTTGGAACATGGCAGTAAAAGAACAGGATTACACAGGACTTTCCGCTATGGACCTGTTAATCGTTCATTTATATGCTGGAACCGCGAATACTGCGATGTTTGCAGAGCGCTATGCTGGTTGTTCTGTAAGACCGACAGGCTTAGGCGGAGAAGGCGGCGGAAACATTGGTATGCCGCTTGACGTAACATACGGCGGCACAAGAACCGTGGGAACCGCGGCAATCGCAAATAACGTTGTGACATTCACAGCAGAATAAAAAAGACGGCGGAGGCAGTGTTATAACGACACTGCCTTTGTTGTAAAAAGGAGGGCGCTATGAACAGTTTGAATATTTCAACTGGTTTAACTGAATTCGACTTAAACGGGAAAGTAACCGTGTCTTTTAATCCAGTGGACCCAGCGTTCATGGAAAAAGTTTTTAACACTTTCGACGAGTTAGACGCAAAGCAAGACGAAGCGAAAGAGTTAGTTGAAAATGCCGATACAAAAGAGGCGTTTAAAATTATGAATGACATGAACAAAGAAATGCGGGCAAAGCTGGAGGAATTATTTGGCATTGACGTATGTACGCCGTTAATCGGAGACGGCAACATTTACGCGTTAGCTGACGGCGCGCCAATATGGGCGAATATCCTATTAGCCGTTGTGGACACAATGGAGCTGAACATGGATAAGGAGCGCAAGGCAAGCAAGGCACGACTTGCAAAGTACACGGCAAAATACGAATCCCAAGACCATAGAAGGAAAAACAAATGAATTACGAATTGCCGAAAAGTGTAGCAATCAACGGGCGTGATTTTCAGGTGCGTTCGGACTTTCGGGCAATTCTTGATATTTTTTGTGCAATTAACGACCCCGACTTAACGCAAAGCGAAAAGAGCGAGGTTGCTTTGACTATCTTCTACCCTGAATTAAACGAAATGAAACGCGGGGACTTAGAAGAAGCGCTTAAGAATCTATACTGGTTTATCAACGGCGGCGAAGAGGTAGACCCAAACGAGCCAAACAAACCGAAGCTCGTGGATTGGGAAAAAGATTTTCCTTACATTATTGCGCCGATAAATAGAGCGGCTGGTAAAGAAGTAAGGGCGCTTAAGTATATGCACTGGTGGACGTTCTTAAGCCTTTACAATGACATTGACGGTGAAAGTACGTTTGCGTTTATCGTGCGAATCAGGGACAAGCTAAGAAGGCACAAAAAGTTAGACGAAACAGAAAAACGCTTTTACAGGGAAAATCGTAAAGTAGTTGACATTGAAACACGCTATTCGGAAGCGGAAACAAGCGTGTTAGAAGAATGGACAAAATTAAATGGCTGACGAAATTTTAATTTCAACTAAAATCGACGTTGACTATAAGCAAGCGGAAAAAGAGCTTATTTCCTTGCAAAAGAAATTAGACCGCCTAAAAGATAAGCACGAAATCACTATTGAATTGCGCGACAAGGCAAAAGCGAAAGTTGATTCCTTGCGGAAAAGTTTAACCGAAGAGCTTGCAAAACTTGAAAGTATGAACGGGCGCAATGCGACGCGCGACGAAATCAAAGAGCAAGCGTCAACGGTTAAAATCTTATCTAAGCAATTTGCACAAGCCCGTAGGGAAGTAGCGAGCTATGACAAGCAATTAGAAAAAGGCGCGCTGGAGATTGAACAGCAAGAAAAGAAGGCAGAAGGCTTAAGGCAACAGCTTGTATCAGCCCCAAAGGAAGAAGAAGGCGACAAGAAAAAGACAAGTTTCAAAGACCGCGCGAAGCATCTATGGGACATTGCCCGTGGTTCAAAAAGTGCGGAGGCTGGCATGAAACGTGCTACACGTTCGACCAACGAATTCGGCAAACGTTTGAGAAGCCTTGTAACTGGAGCCTTTATTTTCACGGTTATTTCCAAAGGCTTACAGGAATTAAAGCAATATTTGGGCGAAGTAATTAACGCAAACGCACAAACAAGCGCGGCTTTTGCAAATTTAAAAGGTTCTATCCTTACGGCTATTCAACCGATTCTTAACGTTGTTTTACCGATTATTGCGCGAGTATTTAATGCCATTACAAAAATGGTTAGCTTTATCGCGTCCGTGATTGCCGCTATCTTTGGCACGACGATAAATGCGGCGGCAGATAGTGCGGCGGCAATGCAAGACAACATGAACGGCGCGGCTGACGGTTTAGGAAGCGCAAACGACGAGGCAAAGCAGTTGAAGCGTACTTT